TGATCGGCATGTGGGGCGCCTTGGAAATCCTGCCCAATCCCTACGGCTCTGGCTACAACGCTGGTTCCGTGGACATCCGCGCCATGCAAACTTGCGACATTGCTGTTAAGCACGCTCAATCGTTTGCCGTTATCACCGACATCATTGCTTGATAGCCCTACCCCTACCCAGGGGTGACTCTCTCGTGGGGGCGGTCTTCCGCCCCTTCTTTCTATGCAATTCAAAGTTCGCGACAGCTTCTTTGTTCACCTTCGCAATCAAGTGTTCCGCCCCCAGGAGCTGCTTGAACTGACCGAAGAGGAACTGGAATTGGTGGCCCATCAGGTCGAACCAGTCGAAGCACCGAAGCCCGCACGTAAGGCCAAGGGCGATGGCGCTATCTGAAGACCTATCGGTTTTCTTGACTGACTTTGGGGTGAGCTGCACCTCAGGGGCTGTCACGGCAATGGGCATCCTTGACATGCCTGGGCAAGTGCTTGCTGATGGGATGGTGATCAGCACCGACTACCAGTTGACTTGCAAGGCTGCAGATTTTGGTGGCTTGCTCTACGGCGATGCCATCACGGTTGATGGTGTCAACTACAGCGTCCGCGAAACCCGCCGCATTGATGACGGGAAAATGGTGGAAATATCACTTACGTCCGTTGGTCCCTGGGCATGACAACTAAACGCGAGCGGATCCTGACTGCCGTCCGCACGGCGCTTACCGGGACCACTGGAGTAGGCACACGCATCTATCGCAGTCGCGTGGAGGCATTTGCTAGATCAGAATGTCCCGCCTTGGTGGTGGAACCCATCAACGATGAGGCATCCATTGACACCAGCTTGCCCACTTACACCTGGCGGTTGACGGTAAGGGTTGCCGTGATCGTGCGGGGAAACATCCCTGATCAACTGGCAGATCCAATCGTGTCAAACATGCACAGCCGCCTGACAGCTGATCTCACGCTTGGCGGTTATGCAATGGATATTCAACCCATTAACGTGAGCTTTGAACTGGTAGAGAGCGATCAACCCACCGGGGTTGTGATGTGCGACTACCGCGTTCTCTATCGCACCACCGTTTCTGATTTGTCGCTCTAAAACCATGGATACGATTGTGGATGAATATTGGGGCCAGGGTGGTTCTTACCTGCTTGACCCTAAAACCGGCAAGCGTACGCTCATCGAGCGGACAGAGCCGGCCCAGCCCTCCGACCCCAAACCTGAGGAATTGAGCGATGGCCTTGCTGGCGCGTAAGAGTTACATCCTCGTTAAGAGCGAGAGCACCTATGGGACTTCTTCCAGTCCGGCAAACACTGATGCAGTGTTGGTGCGCAACCTGGAACTCACCCCTCTTGCTGGTGATGTGGTCAGCAGGGACCTGATTCGCCCCTATCTCGGCAACTCAGAAAGCCTGATCGCTAAGACCTACGTTGAGCTGAAGTTTGATGTGGAGCTGGCTGGCTCTGGCACTGCAGGGACTGCCCCGCGTTTTGGTGCAGCTCTTAAAGCCTGCGCATGCGCTGAAACGGTCGTTGCCAGCACCAGTGTTACCTACGCCCCGGTCAGTTCTTCTCCCAGCTCTGCCACCATCATTTACAACACCGATGGCCTGAACCATCTGGTAACTGGTTGCCGGGGTTCCTTCTCGATCAAGGCTGAGGTCGGCCAGATCGTAACAATCAGCTTCAGCATGGTGGGTATTTACAACGCTCCCACTGACGTATCGCCGGTATCGGTTTCCTACACCAACCAAGCGACCCCGCTTGTCTTCCGCCAGGGCAACACCTCTGCCTTCTCAATCTTCAGCTACAGCGGCCTGTTGCAGTCGTTTGACTTTGATGTGGCCAATGCCACCGTCTACCGTCAGCTGGTGGGTAGCAGCACTGGTGAAGTGCTCATCACTGACCGCAAGCCTGCTGGGTCTTGCATGATCGAGGCCCCCACCATCGCCACCAAGGACTTCTTCTCGATTGCTCTGGGCACCGCAACGGGTGGGTTGACCTTCACCCACGGCACTACTGCTGGCAACCGGGTTGTGTTCAACTCCCCGCAAACTGATATCACGACTCCTGCCTACGGGGAACAAGACGGCGTTCGGATGCTGAACCTGCCCTATGTGTCAGTGCCCACCACGGCTGGAAATGATGAGTTCAGCTTGGCATTTACCTGATACGCTACGCCTACCTAGGCGCAACCCATGGCATTTGTTCTAAAGCAGTCCGACACCTACAGCTGGCCGGTTTCTTTTGAGATCCCGGTCGATGGCGGCAGGTTTGTTAAGCAGACCTTTGATGCTGAGTTCAAGCGCCCCACCCAAACGCGCATTGTTGAAATTCAAGAGGCTGTGCTTAAACGGCTTCGCGCTGTTCAAAACGATGAAGACACCGACGGCTTGATCACTGACCTAGAGATCGCTGAGGAAATCTTGGTGGGCTGGTCTGGCATTGATGACGGCGATGGTGGTGCGGTGCCCTATTCGCAAAAAGCCAAAGAACAGGTGCTGAACGTCCCTGCGGTGTCGGCGTCAATTGTCGAGGCGTTCTTTGATTCGCTGAAAGGGGCCAAAAGAAAAAACTGATCGAGGCCGCTGAGCACTGGCTTGGTGGCGATCAAGGGAACAAAGATCTAGAGAAAGCAGCCCAAGCGTTCAACATCGTCGCGGATGATGCGCTGACCGGATCCACCGACTTTGAGGTGTGGGATGAGAACTGGCAGAGCGTTGAAATGTTCCTCAGGTTGCAAACGCAATGGCGTGTGGGGATGAGTGGCCCGATAGGTTTGGATTATGGGGCAGCAGAATGGCTCTTTAGACTGTATGCAGTAGCTGAGCCGGCTTCTCTCTTGGAGGATCTTCAGGTGATGGAAGCGGCGGTATTGGCAGCAATTGCAAAGCGGGAGGCATAGGGCATGGCGATGAATATGGATGCCATCCTGAACCTTCGCGCCAATGTTCAAGGCGCAAACAAGATTGTTGAATTAAACCGTGGCCTGATGGCCATGGAAGGAACCGCCAAGGGTGTCACTGGTGCCATGCGTGGCATGACTGGTGCAGCAGCTGGGTTATCTGGCGCGCTTGGGGCATTGGCTCCATTGATGAGCGTTGCTGGCCTGGTGGGTTTGGCAAAGGGTGCATTGGATGCGGGGGATCGGATGCACGACCTTGCAGAGCAAACTGGTGTAAGCGTTGAATCACTTGCAAAATTCAAGAAAGCAGCTGCTACCAGCGGCACTGATATTGATGCTGTTGCCAAAGCAATGGGCAAGCTTAGCAAAAACATGCTGGAAGCTTCCACTGGGAACAAGCAAGCTGCTGGGGCTTTTAAGGCTTTAGGTATTACCGTTACGGATTCAAATGGCAGGCTCAAATCAGCTGATCAAGTGTTGCTGCAAATTGCTGATCGCTTCAAAGCAATGCGGGCAGATGATCCAGCTAAGCCTGGCTTGGCAATGAAATTATTGGGTCGCGCTGGGGCAGAAATGATCCCCTTGCTGGACATGGGTGGCGCTGCGATCGACAAGCTGTCGGTCAAGATGACAACCGCGTTTGCGGATAAGGCAGACGCTTACAAAGACAAGCTGGCAATGCTCAGCGGCAAAGTTGGGGCATTGGGTGCGGATCTTGTCATCTTGTTGCTGCCCGCATTAGATAAGATCACTGATGCTGTTGGCGGAGCGATTAGCGCATTCAACGGCCTTTCTGAACCCATCAAAAACTTTGCGATGTCAAGTGCTGCCCTGGCCATTGTCTGGGGCCCGTTGACTTCGGTGATTCGTGGCGCTGTCGGTGTGTTTGCTTTGTTGACCACAGCAGAAACCTCAGCCGGGGCGGCCGCAGCAGCATCAGTTCCTGGCTACACAGCAGCCAGCGGCGCTATGTCTGGCGCAGCAATTGCTGGTAGCAGGTTGGTTGCTGTTTTGTCGCGTTTGGCAGCCATTGGGATTGTCACGGTTGGCGTTAATTACATCTCAAATGTTGTAGGCGCTGCGATGAGTCTTCGAGATTTACAAAATCGTGATAAACGTGGTGGTGCTGCAGCTGATTTTGCGGGGGCGACTCGGCAACAAGTTTTAGAGGCACAAGCAAAACAACGAATTAACCTTGCAAATCTTCAAAAACAAGATGAACAAAGACGCAGAAATCTAGCAAGCAATCCATTTTCTGGCGTCGCTGCATTGTTTGGTGCTGCTCCGTTCATGACTGCAGAACAACAGTCAATTGGTTACAAAGCAAAATACGCACAAGCAGTGCTTGGGCTTGATCCCAATAAATTTAGAAACGCAACAACCGGCGGTGGCGGTTTCAACCCTGACCTTTCCGCCCTAAATGCTGGTGGCGAAAAGAAACCAAAAGATAAAAAAGAACGTGAAAGCAAGCTAGCTGACATCCTTGCCGCCAATGGGCTGTATCGAGCA